GTCGAGTGGGAGTGGTAGTATTTATTTATAGTTTCACGTTTTAAGTTGTGTAGAACTCCATACAATCCTCACATGAGGACCAGACGTTGTTCCGTATGGCTTTAGCGATATTGGATCGCGCTCCGCTCCGCGTAGCGTTGGAAGGCCAGGCCGCCGAGGGCGGGGATGGCTTTCTGGAGTAGAGTGCCTACCCCGAGGGAGAACCCTTGCATCGCGGTGCTGTTAGCCGCAAGATCGAAGTACTCGGTGGGTGCTTGACCAAGGGCCGAGATGATCTTTGATGAAGAATCTATTGCGGTGTGGGAGATTGTTGTGCCTTGGACGTTGTTGCCAACAACCTCGTAGTTGATGACAGCTTCATATTCGAAGGGTCCTAGTTCAGAAGCCGCTCCGGAAGCCATTGAAAGTACAATGGCCATGTTGTAGTGGTCTGAGCCTGCTGGCTGGGCTGTACCCTCCGAAAAGGAATAGTCGCCAGGCCGGACAGGTTGCCAGGTCACGGTGGTCCAATCACGTGTGATTGGCACAACTTTAGCGCGGTCCCAAGCCCTAAGGCTTGTGAACGTGTTCGTCAACAACGATTGGTGGGTGGGATGCTCCAATGAAACTGCTGAGCCGTTCATGGAGAGGTTTGTGCCGGCCCAACGTATTTTGAGGCCAACGGACACAATTCTACCGTTCACACCGTCACTTGTGAAGTCGGCGTTGGCGTAAACTGAGTTGTTGGAAACTACTGTGACGCCCAGACCCGTGCTGCTTTGAATGGAGCTGGTAGTCGAGTCTTTGGTAGTGTGTATCACGAAACCGTTATCACCCGCCATCGTGGGTTTGACTGCGATGTAACCAAAACCTGGTGTGCCGCTAGAAAGGCCATCCTGGGCATAGAAGGTGCCCTTTGACCAGGATTTTACTTTGCGTGATCGCAAGGCTGGTGGCCACGGCAGACATGTGGGTGGTGCATCGAAGGGGTTGACCAGCACTTTAGCATATTCAATTGCACACCGGTCAGCGTTGTCCAGACGGGGCTGGGCACTGCGGCTAGGTGTTTTATTGTTGCTGTTCTGTGAAGATCGACGTCTTTTCGCGTTTTGTTGCGATTTCCTAATTTGATTATTTTGCGCTTTGCGTTTGGTCATTTTGATTATATGAAATTTGTTATATTAAACGTGAGCCCGGGGCGCGCTACCACGCGCGCCTAGTTTCAGTTTACTGCTTGGCCCGACTCACCCATTTCTGGGTGGTTCGTTTAGGGGCCGGCTGTTCGGTTTTCTGTCCCTGTTGGCTTAGCTCTTTGCCAGGAGGACGGTTGCGGGATGGACCGGGCTTATTCTGCCGTTTGTCCTGTGATCGACCGCGTTGTTGGCTGCTCTTCTTAGCTTTGTCACCACCTCCGCCACGTTGCCCTAACATTTTCTTCTTGCCTTGGGGTTGCGTTGAGCCCGTCTTGGGTTTAATCGTGGCTTTCTGTTGTATTTTGGGCTTCGCCGTCGGTGATGTAGTTTTGTTGTCAGCTGGTTTGGCTGTTCCTGTGGGTTTCCCAACGACCGGTTTGTGCCGGAGGTTGGGGCTACATGAGCGTGTGCGTTTGATTTCAGGTAATTTGGTGACCTCATGTGCATGCAGCATCGCCTCACCACGTTTGTAAATAGTGCCATCGTCATTGACAACGTCAATTTTAACGGTGGGTGGGAGGCGACCCACCAACAATTTGAACATCTCCATTGGCTTTGTGTCCGGGCTAGACCAACGGGTGAAGTGTTCATTGACATAATTTCTAATGTCAATGCTGCTTAGCCCGAATGCCTCTTGAAAAGCGGGGAGATATTCTTCGAACGAGCATGGATATTGAAATCCTTCTTCCTGGTTTTGCATCGCATAATAGAGATCGGCGTTGCCTTTCTGATCTTTCGTGAAGTGTGGACAGCCAACCGCCTGTCGAGCTTGTGTAAACAAGTTCGCCCATTCAACCAAAATGGGGCAGTTAGGGTCCATTATTCCGATGTTCGTAGCGCGGCGAGCTAAGCCCTCCATTTCCGGTATTTTATGTGGGGAGAAATGGAACTTGCCGAAAGCACGGCCAACGTCCATATGGTTGCGTGGTGATGTACTCGGATTAGGGTAAGTTCGTGCGAGAAAGGTAACGGGCGCATTCGTTGGGCGTGTTTCCGCGGTCATTGTTAGACCGAAAACGCTAGCCGTGATTTGGTAGCGTTGCGAGCTGACGTCAATTGAGAGGCCGTCGTCGCCACCATAGATGCCTAGGCAATGGTAGGCACCGTCGGGACCAATAGAGGGTCGGTCGTGGCGGTACGTCACGTAGGCGACGAGTGCATTGCATAACGTGTTGAAGATCGAGGTTTCAGCGGAGCCAGACAAGCGTGACTCACCAGGTTGGTAGGTCACGCCGTGGGCTGTTCGCGCCATCGTGGTGTGCTGGGTACGCAGCAGTTCAGTGATTTCATCATGGTACAATGGCGGGAAGAGGTAAAGGCATACTTGTAATTCAAAATCTGAAAGTAAGTGGTTATGCGTGCCGTCAAATTTTGAAAAGTCGGTGGCGATGCATGTCGAACCTTTCATACACAAGCCATGGATGCGTTTGGATATATCATTCGGATGTTTGCAAAAGGCATACCATGGGTTTTGTGCAACTGCTCGCGTCAATGCGTACATGTACGCTGACCAACGCACACGATGTGCGGCTGTCGTTGTGCTGATGTTACGCGGGGGAGCAATCGTTGGGTAGGCTTCTGATTTCATAAACGTCTTAATCGCGAAAGGCACAGAGAACAAAGTAGCGGCGACTTGCTCATAAGAAGAGCGCTGCGTTGGCCGGTTTTGTTGGTTCTGCACGATCTCCAAGTCAACGGGGATGATGCTGTGCTGCGTCCCCAGAAGCGTAATAAACTCCTGTACGTAGCGATTGTTTTGCGGTGTCAAAGGTTTTGGGTTAGTGGCGACTTTGACGACCCTTTCCGTTATGGTTGCCTGATCTGATTCATACGAGCGATTCGGGGCAAAAGAAGCATCAACGAGGGGTGAGCAAATTATTGTGCCTGTAGCTTGTGGTTCAGTGACGATGCGGCCATTGAACAGAGGCGTGTACCTCATGGCTGGGTTGCCGTAATCACTCTGCATAACTGGTTCGCGCGGGCACATGCAGTGGTTGGATAATTCTGCATAATTGGACAGCACTTCTGAGGCCGTATGTTGCTGGTCAAGTTTGTCGTCCATGTGAAGTAGATTTTGGACGTCGCTTGGATAGATATCTTTCTTCTTAAATCCCAAGCTGAGGATGATTGACCGCATAGTCTCTTGGCGGACGACACACGTTTTGAACGTGCCGTACGCGCCGAAGTGAACGGAAGCACCGATAGTCTCGATGTAAATGGCGTGTTCATTAAGGCGGCGTCTTGTGAGACGCGGGGTCGCGAGGAACAACGACAGAATGCGTGGAATACGTGCTCGGGGGATGAGGAATACCATCGAATGTGTCGGTGAAACGCGTCGCCGGTCGATTTGATACGTGATGGTGTCCAACCCGAAAGGGGTGTTAACATTGACATGATCGTTGTTGTAGTTCCATAGTTCATGACGATAGGCAGTCCCTCCGCGTACGCAGAAGGAGACTGTATTGTCGCTATTTACAGTGGCGACTGTTTCTTCGTCTGAGGATTGAAACAACATCTTGATGGGGTCGTATGTGTAGAGGACGTACGGCCGGATGTCAGTTGCCAATTTTGTTGGCATGTCAACGTAGTAGTCCACGTCGACCATCTTAGCTATGTCAGTAGTGCCAATTTCATCGACATAAGACGCATTCAGCAAATCTTTGGAGAAGTAAGGTAAGCGTTCTCCACGGATGCCCAAACGGGCATCACGGGTTGAGGCCGAGACAGAGTATAAACAACGTCCAGTGTCCATGGCTAATTTGCTGAAAGCATCGTCGACGCATGTGCGTGAAGCAGCAGCAATGCCATGTTGATGGCCGGCTGCGGGCTTGGGTTCCGGGAGATGGAGTGCGTTGAATGCACGGCGTAAGGTGGTGCCATCTTCAATAGGAACGCGATAATTGGCGACTACGACGGCGAAGTTGCGTTGAGCAAGATTGCGTAGCGTCGTGGTCTGTCTCAGAAAAGCTGCTGCCATGTAGGGTGACAGGTAGCGTGCGGCTTTGTATAGTGCGAAGGCGCAAATGATCTCTTTAAGTGGAAGAGCTCTGAGTAAACTGAATACCGCAGAACGGATAATTTGTTCTGCGGACGGAATGGGCAGCAGTGCCATGACTGCGCTGTAGGCTCGTGTATGCTGTTGCAGGGAGCCAGTTTCCGTTGGATTTAAAGTGTAGCTAAATGACATTGATTGTGTTTAGCGGGATTTG